ACCAAAGCCAGAAGTCGTTTTGCAAGAAGAAAAAGTTGAGGAAGCGCCGAAAGCCGCTCCAAAACGCAAGCGAACCAAAAAGGCGCCAGCAAAGCGTCGGAGAACAAAAAAAACAGCAACTCAAGACGCAACAACATAAAATAAGCTCTTCTCCATAAAGAACCCCCGCTTCCCGGGGGTTTTGTTTTATAAACTACTAATTACTGCGAGGAGAATATTATAGATGCCAGCTAGCCTTATTCCTACATCACAAACCAGCACTGTGATTTTGACCAAAACGGGATCTGTTACAGCGGTTTCGGACGCCGTTCCGTTTGGGATGTACACCGGGTCATTAGAGTTTTTAACCGGTGCCAAGGCACAAGTTGCCTATGTGTATAAAAAACTTGGAGGTGATGTAGTTGACATCGAACTGACGCCGGCAAATGTTTATGCCGCTTACGAGGAAGCTGTTTTAGAGTATTCTTACATTGTCAACCTCCATCAAAGTAAAAATGTATTAGCAGATGTTCTGGGCGATGCCACGGGAACGTTCGACCATCGAGGAGAGATAGAATCTTGCGCATTATCGTCAAGCTTGGGCGGCGACAAGGTAGCCCTCAAGTACCCAAGATTTCAATTCGAATATGCCCGTCGAATTGGCGACGGAGTAGCGTCTGCAGCTGGTTTTGGAGGCACTGTCGCACAATATTCTGCTTCGTTCACACCGAGATCCAGCCAACAAGATTATGATCTTCAAAACATAATTTCTAGTTCTGCAGCAACAGGGGAAAATGACTCAGGTGGCGCCGTTCCCTTTGAGGGGAAGGTTGAGGGCAAGCGCGTCATCGTGACACAGGTGTTTTACAAATCCCCACGCATTATGTGGCGCTTTTACGGTTATTATGGCGGTATTGGAGTGGTTGGAAACTATTCCACTTACGGACAGTTTGCCGACGACTCTACGTTTGAAATCATTCCTACGTGGCAAAATAAGCTGCAGGCCATAATGTATGAGGATTCACTTTATACGAGAACCTCGCACTACTCCTACGAGATTATAAACAATAAATTAAGGCTATACCCGGATCCTAGTTATTGGGACTTTGGAGAACTAGATCGAATATGGGTCAGATTTTATGTCGACTCAAACGCATGGGACGATGATGCTAATTACGAAGCTGGCGTAGACGGCATTAATAACGTCAATACACTTCCGTTTGATAATATTCCGTATGAGAATATTAACTCCATCGGCAAGCAGTGGATACGTAAGTACTGCTTGGCGCTGTGTAAGGAAATGCTGGGACAGATCAGAGGAAAATTTACAACTTTGCCAATTCCGGGCGATAGTGTGACCCTCAACCATTCCGAGTTGTTAGGTCAAGCCAAAGATGAACAAACCCAGCTAAGAGATAGCTTGACAGAAATGCTCAAGGAGATGGAATACACTGAATTAGTTAAGAGAGATGCTGAAAAGACAGAAGCCGCCGCAACGACCTTAAAGGGCTCTCCGTTGCCGATCTTTGTGGGGTAAACAAGAATGTCAGACAAATGGAAGAAACCAGTAGCGCCCCCACCGCCGCTTTTTCTAGGTAATAAAGAAAGAGACCTCGTTAAGCAGGTAAATGACGAATTAATAGAAAAAGTCATTGGCCAGCAGATCCTTTATTACCCCATCGACTTAGAAAGAACGAATTTTCATGAATTATACGGAGAGGCTATAAAGAAAACTTTCTTGCCCCCCGTTAGGATATATGCGTTGGTTGAATTTACAAGCTATGAGACCGATTACATGGCTGGCGTAGGAGTCGATAAATCTTGGGAAATTAATGTTCATTTCCACAAGAAAAGGCTAGAAGAGGACCAAAACATGTACATTCGCGAAGGCGATTTTGTCTTATATGGAGATTTCTTTTATGAAATCGTAAAACTATCTTATTCCAAGCAGCTATTTGGTCAGGTCAACCATCTTTTCGAAATTTCTGCAATATGTAAGAGAGCAAGGAAGGGACTATTTGATGCTACCTGATAACTTTGATTTCGCGATGCTACCAGTAGACAAAGACACTGCCACGTTAAAAGAGATTGGCATGCTGGCGTCTACTATCGAAAATATAGACTACGCAATTACTTCTTGGCTAAAAGAAGACTTAACAATAAGTACGACAACTAACGAAGGATTTATAAAAGTTCCTGTTCTTTGGCAGGTACCAGAGAGGGCTTATCAGGTTAAGTTCAAAGAAGACCTGAGAGACGACGGGGATGCCTTAAAACTGCCAATAATCAGTATCGAGCGTACCGGTATAACCAAAGACCCTGCCAGAAAGGGCGCTTTCCAGGCACACTTGTACTCTGACAAGAAAAACGGCAGGAGCGGCCGAATGGTCATTGCTAAAAAGATCGTTCAGGACAAAACTAGGAATTTTGCAGCTGCCTCAGGGACAAGAGGAGACCAATCTGGAGCGAAAAAGCAACTTTATTATCCGAGAATTAACAAAAAAGTAGTCATCAAGAGTCTTTCCATTCCCATCCCGGTATATGTAAACCTTGACTATAAGGTTACTTTAAAATGTGAGTATCAACAGCAGATGAACACCATGTTGGCGCCGTTTATTGGCAGAACGGGGCAGATTAACGCCTTTACGATGACAAGAAATGGTCATTTATATGAAGGGTTTATCGACCAGAGCTTTGGCCACTCCAATAACGTCAACGACCTTGGAGAAGACATGAGAATGTATACATCCGAGATTACAATCAAGGTGTTGGGGTATCTTATTGGTGAAGGCGAAAGTGATGATCGACCCTTAGTTCAAATACATGAAAACGTTGTAGAAATATCATTTCCCAGCGAAGAAGCAGTTCCTGAGGGCAACGACAGTCTTTTTCTTTAAGTCAGGAACTCCTTTTGAGTTTGAAAATACTATTTAATTAACGATTGCATCATCAATTACGTATTATTTAACGAGAGGAATATAGCATGGCGGTTAAAAGTTTTAAATTTGTGTCTCCTGGGGTGTTTATCAATGAAATTGATAACTCTTTTATCCCCAAATCAGCAGAAGCTATTGGCCCTGTCGTAATCGGCCGTGCCACCAGAGGGTTGGCAATGCAGCCGGTAACGGTCCAATCTTACTCAGATTTCGTTGAAATGTTCGGAGAAACAGTTCCTGGGATGGGCGGAGGCGATATTTATCGTAATGGAAACTTCCAGTCCCCGATGTACGGAACTTATGCCGCTAAAGCTTTCTTGAACGCAAACGTCGCTCCTCTTACTTATATTCGCCTTCTCGGCCAACAGTCTGCTAACAAGTCTAGCACCACCAACGATGCAGCCGCAGGCTGGAGAACTTTAAGATCGGCGCCCACCAAGGACCCGGGTACCAATGGTGGCGCATACGGCCTTTGGCTATTTACGAGCCAATCGAACACTGCCGCCGCATCAGCCAGACTCCTGGGCACTGCAAGCTTAGCAGCGGTTTGGTATCTTGAAGACGGTCATGTTACTTTAAGTGGGACCATATATGGCGATAAAGCTATCGCCGGCGTCGGTGGAGTTTCAGAGACTACGGTCACGGCATCCAATAACGTTGTCATCGGTACCGATTCAAACAACCAGTTCACGGTTGTCCTTAGTGGCACCCAGCAGGGTTCAGAAACAATTAAGTTTGGCTTTGATGACTCACAAGAGTCCTTTATTCGCAACCGCTTTAATACCAACCCACAGCTGTCTAGTGGATCTACTTTTTATAGTCCAGGCCCTGCAGGCTCCGGTTCTGCCAAATCTTATTGGCTTGGTGAAACGTATGAACAAGAATTAAGAGATCGCGGCCTAACAACTGCTTCTCTGGGCGTAATACTGGCTCTTTATGAGGCAACTGACGGTAATACACCCGCTAGCATGAAGGCTCAAGCTTCCACGGAAGCAAAAGCCGGTTGGTTCATTGGTCAGGACTTAGGCGCCGCATCAGGCTGGGCGCCCCACAACTCGCAAAGGTTGTTCCGTCTAGTCGGCCGCGGCCATGGCGAGTGGCTACAAAAAAATGCCAAGGTTTCAATTTCAAATGTTCGTCGGTCAACATCGACCACAACGGATTATGGTACGTTTTCCCTCCTAATTCGCAGTATTAACGATACCGACAATAACGTGCAAGTAATGGAAAGGTTTGATAACCTCAACCTAGACCCAACGTCGCCAAACTATATTGCGCGCGTAATAGGCGATAAATACACTTCTTGGGATTCAACCGAGAGGCGCCTCAAGACTTATGGAGATTACGACAACCAGTCGAAGTTTGTTTACGTAGAAATGAATAACGACGTCGAGGCCGGCGGAACAGACGCCACCTATCTACCGTTTGGGTATTTTAGCCCACCGCGCTTTAGAGCGGTTTACGACCTTAATAACACCGGTGCGTTTAACCTCTCCCCGGGCCAGAAGGTCGGGGATAGTGTCACCACACTAACCAATATGTTCGTAACCGGTGGTAGCGGTATTCCAAACCATAGCGCGTCCATTCTCGCGGGCATGACCGCGATTGATGAAGTTATCTATCTTTCAGGTGGAGTGGGTATAGCCACAGGAGGAGACGGCGCCACCGCGGGCGGTATGTGCACCGGTTCACTAATCTTCCCGTCTGTGCGTCTACGCAACTCCGCGTCCGACGGAGGTTTAAGTGATGTAACTGACGCATACTTTGGTATGCAAACTACAAGAACGGCCACCAGCACCACTACCGACAACAGCATTGGTGACTTCCATAGACTGCTTTATTCTGGCTATGCCGGTGGCGGTGGCGCAGCTGCCACAAGCCCTTATAGCACTACCGGCGTAGAAGATTATGCGTACATTTTCTCACTAGATAATATTGTTTTGAAGAGCAGCACGACCGACGGTTGGTACTATTCATCTGGTTCTAGAACGGCCGAGCGCTCCTACTCGTCATCTTCGTATGGTGACCTCTTGGACGCACAGATCAACAGCTTTACGGCTCCGTTCTTCGGCGGTTTTGACGGCTTTGATATCAAGAAGCCAGATCCACTCTATAACGCAGACATGGGCTCAACAGAGGATGGTAGCTATCGCTTCCACACTTATAAGCGCGCGATAGACACGATTGCAGACCCAGAATTTTTGAACATGAACCTGCTAGCCATCCCGGGCCTCACGGTTAATGCCTTGACAACGCAGGCTGTGCGGGTTTGCGAAGAGCGAGCAGATGCATTGGCATTGATCGACTTGCCAAACGTTTATATTCCTGCTCACGAGGCTTACAAGGCCAGTAAGGCTAACCGAATTGGTACAACCGCAGTAGCAGCGGCAAATGCTCTACGCGATAGAATAATCGACTCAAGTTATGGTTGCACATTCTATCCATGGGTACAAACCCGAGATGATACCACCGGTGCGATGCTCTGGGTGCCACCCTCCGTCGCCATGATGGGCGTTTTGGCCTCTTCGGAAGCCGCCTCGCAGATCTGGTTTGCTCCCGCTGGTTTTAACCGCGGTGGTCTTTCCGAGGGTGCTGCTGGTATTCCAGTCACCGGAGTGACTCAGCGCCTGACTTCAAAAGAGCGCGACACCCTCTATGAAGCCAACATCAACCCCATTGCTTCTTTCCCATCCAGCGGAATAGTTGTCTTTGGTCAGAAAACGCTTCAGGAGCGTCAGTCTGCTCTAGATAGAATTAACGTAA